AAAGATCCAGCTGATACGCTAAAGGAAGGAAATCCGTACATGAGGAAAGGTCAATTGATGAAACTTTATGACCTTGTTCTAGCCTTTTGGCTACCCATTGTACACCTTTCTCTTGATCGAAAACTGCAGACTCTGGAAGGTCTCTTAACAGCAGTTCCGTCGCATTTTTTAAACGGGACAAAGCAGTCTGAAGGGTCCTAAAAGGGTTTGCTATAAAGCGAACCTTCATTCCCCGGTCTTTGGTAAGACCAACCACTTTACCTACAATATCCGTATCTCGTTCAGATATCCTTCTTTCGAAGAAATCTTTAGAATGAATGCGAAATAGCCTTTCAAAAAATTCATAATGGCTATAAACAAGATTGGGGTAACGTGCAAAAGTTAAACCATGGTCGAGGAATGTAAAATCTCGAGTAGGTTTAGTTGTCAATTTGCAGGTCGGAGCCCTCGTATTATCTGAAGGGTAATGAGTTGAAAAGCCGCAAGCCTTTTGGGCCTGTGCTGCCAACCACATGTCTTCAGCTGTTATCGATAATGGGACGATTAATTTATGATCTGTCTTTTGCTTAATTAGATCTCCAAAAGCCCTATACTCTTTGGGCCCTGGAGGTTTTGCCTCAAACAAACCATAGAGGCGGCAAACCCGTAATGAGTTCACCAAACCTTTGCGAGATTGTCTAGCATGTCTCGATAACGGGCGAAAATCACCATAGAAAGTACCATCTCGGTGCTTTCTCAACTCGGGCGTTTCTTTCCCAAGCAAAGATTGCTGAAATGATTTTAAGCGAGAAACGACCCACTTAATTCCGTGGTGACGCTCCCAAAACAACAGTCGGCTAACCATTTGGCTAGCTTGCTGCCTTGAGAACTTGCAACATATTATACGTTTCACTAATTCCTGTTGGTTGTTATCCACATATTGTGGCATTATTTTTCTCCTATTGGAGTCAATAAAGACCGACGTCAATTAGTATTAACGGTTAATGGATAGATTAAGGATAAGAAGTATATGTGTCTCCTCGAACCTTACTTCCCTCAAAACCAAGAAAACTTGGTTTCACTTTGAGGGTTGATTTCTACCTGATGTCTTTGGCAGAAAATTTTCTGTCCCGAGTACTGATCGTTGAGTCATCATGAGTTTGGTTCAGGCTTTCATTTCTTACTCCCCTGGATTCTCTCTGAGAGGATCTCAATATCTGGATTACCTCGGGTATTGAAAAACAGTTTTGGTGCTTTTCAATTTCCAGCAAAAGCTGGTCCCTCAAGTCTGAATGTTCTAGTGAATCCACTTTGGATTTCAAGAGTTGAAGATTTTTGAGATAATTGAAAATATCCCACATTTCTGTAGGAGTGATATCTGACATATATATGGACCTCCTTG